GTGGTATCAACGCAGAGTACAACAAGGTACCTTAGATGATTTTTTTTTTTTTTTTTTTTTTTTTATTTTTTTTTTTTTGAAAGAAAAAAATTATTTTACCCATTAAAAATGGGTAAGAGACTCTTGGGGGTTTATAACCCTGAAACTCCGCACATCGTGTAAAGCCGTCAAATATCATTAAGATATTATTAGGATTTGATGAGCATCATAGAATTCGGACTCACTAATACAGTATTAAATTGGCACCGTAGAAGCAATTAAAACAAGCAAGCCAACAATCTTGTTTTCATAGTGATTAAAGCAATCACAAAGCTGTGGGTATATTTACCATAGGTGGTATGGAAACAAACAGACCAAAATTACCATCGTCTGACATAGATCTCATAAAGACCAAAGGATTTATAGGATTGGTTCCAGTATCAATAGTTACGGCTATTTTAGTGGTAGTATTACCGCTAAATAAATTAACAGTAGAACTACCAGAAGTAGGAGCACTATAATGATCAACATTGGAACGTGAATGGTATCGATTATATTGGGGTATCGCAACTTCAAGACCACCAGAATGTTGCCAATTTTGGATAACAAAAGGGGAATTAGAACGTGTCAAAAGGTTAGTACCACCATTTATATCAGAAGAAGCACCAGAAAAGCCCAAGCCAGTATAAGAGATAAGCGGCAACAAATAAGTAGTTGCCTGAATATGTGTTGTATCAGTAGAGTCATATGACCTAATTCTAACACCACCTCTAGACATGGCATAAAAAGAACCAATGATAGTATAATAGTCACCTGTAACAGGAGGTTGCGCAAGGGTGGCATTACCATTACAAAAATACAAAGTGTAGGGAAGAATATTAGTGAATCGACTAACTGTATTAGAAGAATTCTGAATCAACATAGAAGAAGCCCTCAAAAGAGAACGTAAAGATAAAACTTTTTCTCCTATAGCCATGCGAGCATTAAGTAATTCATCTTCCATAACTGAAGAACCACCTATAACTCCTGAATGTACATTACTAGGATTCATCTCTGGTTTTGGATCAAAGATTGAAGCCATCTGGGGCACGACACCAATACATGGCGTATAACCCATCGGTCGTGGCATAGCAAATTCAAAATCTTTAGCTCCAGAAACTTCTACAAGAATGGTAACCGTAGAAGAGACAGTAGCAGGGGCCACCAACTCATCTAAAACGAAAAGAATAACTTCACCGTATTGTGAATCATTGCCACTTGTTGCTTTATAAGAAGAAAGCGCGGTCCATGGTATAGTAAAACTAAATTCATTTCCTTCTCGAACATCAATGATTTCTCTATACAAATATGAGGAATCGGTAAGAGACCAAGAAGCACCACCACCATTATCTACATAATAAGGATTAAAAGCTAGTAATAGTCTTCCAGAATGGAATTCAGTTTTAACCAACTTAAAGGTAAGAACAATAGAACCTCTATATAGTGCAAATGCACTAGCTAAGAAGCCTAGAGGCAAAAAGTTAGTCAATGAAGCACCCCCTATTGAAGAGGTACTATTAAAGAAAACATTTGGAGCCATAGCAAAGAAACCCAAAGCGGTACCATTTGTAGCAGAGGTGGTCCAAGAAATAGACTGCCAAAAAGCTGGAATTGATACCAGAAAAGGTATCGACATCTCATCCATATCAGAACCCGCAAAACCTGGTAATACTTCTACTGTATTACGAGAAGAAAGAGAAAGAGGAGCTGCGGTATCAGCTGTATCCATATTAGTCGCATACGGGAAAATTTCAATTTTCCTGCGCTCAGCTGGACTAAGTACAAGAGGACGAGACCAGCCAAAGACGGAGGCAATACCACCAACAATATTTGCAGCCCAAGATACTGGAGTAGCAAATTCTGAAAGGAAAGGTATACTGGTACCAACAAAATCAGAAACTTTCGCGACAACACGCATGGTTGTCTGTATGGGGCCAATGCCTGCTTCTTCTTGTTCTTTTTCAGACAAAGCTTTCGAACGCGGGGTAACTTTGGCACGAAATGGCTTAGACATCTGAGGATTTGCTGCTCCTGCCAATTCAACATCTTCAAAAGACACCCAGAGGGTATAAGAAGCTATAGTCGAACCAGCTGGGGCAACAAGAGGGGAATAAGGGGTAATCTGTACATAGCCTAGATCACCAAGATGACCAGTTGACAGGATAGGACAGTGGGTCAGTACACTAACATAAGGTACCTTAAGAACGGCTTGGGTATCAGTCGAAAGATCAAGTTCGACATGAGGTAATTGGGTGCGTTGGGTAAGGGTATGATTATGAGCGAAAAACCACTGGGTTGAAGCGGCAGGCCCAATTTCAGCTCCTGCGGTTGGAGTCCACGCTAGTATATATCTACCTTGCTGAAATCGATTAGCATTAACTTGCAAGCGATATACTATAGTAGCTCTAAAACCTAAATAACCTTTAAGTTTATTTAGGTATAAAGGAAGCTGTACAATAGTAGAAGGTGTAGCAATATTGTTAAAAGTAGAAACAGTATCAGTAGTAGTAAACGTACCATTTTGGATCGGGTATGGTTTTGCAAGAAATGTCATAATATCTTGCGGGGTGCCCATCTGGGCATTATCAGTTAAACCACTTGCTAAAGAAATTGGATTAACCATTTGGGCGGTGGACTCTATGCCTGTATTCACAACATGCGTAGTCGCTATCTGTTCACCTGAATCATTTGGTTGCGCGCGAGACGCAACGAACAAGTTTTGAGCTGGAACTTGTTCACTAAAACCAGTGTCGGAAAGTTTCACAGAAGGGCCATTTCCTGGGCCGTCATTTTCATTTTTAGAAGACGAGATATAAAACTAAAAGCTTGTCTAGAGCCGTTAGAGTGGTCGCATGGGTTTTAATAAATATAAAAGCGATTCCTATTGCTGTGCGAAAACAGTAGGCACGTAACCAATTATATTCATTTTGGGTTATCCTTTGGATATTAAGCGGGTATCTTTCGGTGGTATTTCTTCTAACAATATAGAAAATATTTAATGAAAAATAAATATATATCATTTCGTGACATACCGACCAGGTATGAAAGGCATAATATGGGTATCGGAAAAGAACGGGCGGAACAAAAAGGGTAGCGAAATAAATTGATATTCGAAAATAATACCAAAATATAAACGCACCTAGTTTATAGTCATTATCTCTAGCCCATTTGAGATCTCGGACTATGTGGCGTCAAAAGAACCAATCTGTGGTTTCAAGGACTTGATAGTATAGTCTTTTCCAGTTAGATGGGTCTATTTTGAGAGGAGTAAAAGGCATTAGTTCCCTATATTTCTTTAAATATCCAGGAGCTTTCTCCTCATAAACTTCCTTACCATGAAGCGTAAGTTCACGCAACATGAATTCAAAATTGGAAACAGCGATACTATGATACATAGCACCACTCCTTGACCAATAAGGAACTTCAAGAAGGGCAGTCATACGGAAAGGTGCCACCCATTTGTTTGTCAATTCACAGTACTTAAATGATCTTTTAAGAAATTCAATGTCAAGTATAGAACGAGAAGGAGGAATAAGCTCACTCTTCCTATCATCAGTATATACCAAACCAAGCTCTGCCAAAACAGGAGGCAATAGTGTACCATTAAACAGATGATCAAATTCAGGTTTAACTGAAATAACATGATCATCACCCAAAATGATACATTTGAAACAATCCCATGGTAATTCCTTCCTAATACAATAGTACTGTAGAGAAATCATAACATACAAGGAATTTACAGTGGTAGTGAGAGGATTACCACTAGGTAAACTAGAAGGCCATTGTAGTACAACCCCTCTAAAAATATGTCTAGAAAAGGATATTTCAAGAAATAACATTTCACGTATGAGACAATTCTCTTGTCCATCATCATACCACAGGTTTATAATAGAAAGAAT